CAAGAAGATGAAAATCAAGTGGTTGAAAAAGCACTACGATCAGGAGAAAAATCAGGCAACCCCATCGACAAAGAAACAAGGGAGAAGCTAGAGCGAATGCTCCAGAGGGATCTCGAGTCATTTTTCAAATACCAGCTAAAGGGAGCCATGGATCAGATCCAGCGACATCCAGACGTACAAGCTGCCCTAAAGGAGAGGGAGAATGGCAAAGAAAAAGCCTGAGGAGAAAAGGGAGCTTGTAGAGTTCCAGCCCTTTGAGGCATCCTATCTAGACATCTTCACTGAGAAGCTCTGGGAGGTTGTTTTCCCTCAGGAGATGGCAGCAGCATTCCAAGGGGAGATTGAGGCTCAATCGGCTCTGGATCTCCTCTATAAGCCATCCCCAGCTGTAGTCACTGGAGGGCTATCATTCGATCTACTCCACCAGTTTGCCATGGGCTATGCTGAACATCAAGCTGGAACTCTTATAAAAGGCATAACTGATGACCTGGTAAAATATGTTCAAAGTGAGACATCGCAGTGGATCCAGTCTGGGGATCCCCTCCAAGCTCTAGAGGATAGGCTAGCCCTAAAATTCAGCCCTGAGAGAGCAGAGCTCATAGCCTCCACAGAGGTTACAAAAGCCTATGCTGAGGGCAATCTCCTTATATGGAGGAATGAAGCCTATGCAGGATCGATAAAAGGCAGACGCTGGATGACTGCAGTCGATGAACTCGTTTGCGATATTTGCGGGCCACGAGATCAGCAAATGGTGGGAGGGCTAGATGGAGGCTGGGAGGATTTTGATGATCAGCCGATAGATGGCCCACCTGCCCATCCGAGATGTCGATGCTATCTCCTCCCTGTCGTGCCAGGATCCTCTATGCGCACTACTTCAGTGCCCCCAGATCCTATCAATCCCTCTGACCCATGGCCTCCTAAAATGGATAGGGCTACAAAAAATCCTAGGACAGTGCCCAGTGATATCATCAGGCAAGGTAGGGAGTTCATAAAAAGAGGAGATGATGTTGAAAGCTATTCTGCTCGAGGGGCATCTAAAGATAAGCTCATCCAAGAGCTCTCCTCCAGAACCAAAGTCAGTTATACTGCTCTAAATGATTTTGTTCATCAATGGGCAAATACTTCAAACGATAATGCCTATGCATCCCTCCAGATCCAAGCTCGAACAGCAAAGGTTTTGGGGACAAAGCTATCCCCATGGCAAGAACAGAGGATGGCAGATGAACTGATCATCAGGTCTAGGGGAGGGAAAATACCCAGACAAAGCCTTAGCATTTTTGAAAAATCAGATATGACCCTATGGGATGAGTTCCTTGTACTAGGGTATCAGAACTCTGATGAAGTAGTGGATGACGTCATAAAGGCAATGTACCAATATACGCAGGAGGAGCTAAAGGCTGCAGGCATAACCCAAGTTCACGTTTGGAGAGGGGTCAGTGTAGATCCTACCCTACATTCAGCGATTGCTAACAGCCCAAATAAAATGATGCTGGGCATAGATGAAGTTGCCAATGCAGCTGAGAGCTGGACTGTAGAGGCTTCTATTGCTGAGAGGTTCGCTGGGTACAACGGTGTGGTGATGGAGGCCATAATGCCTGCCAATAGGGTTATTGGAACTGCCAGGACTGGATTTGGCTGTTTGAATGAATGGGAGTTTGTTATCAGTGGTGGAACAGTCGATGATCTTATAACTGCCACGGTGAGATAGGAGGAGCTATGAAAGCAAAAATTGTAGATGGCAAATTGATCGTGGAGGAGCTCTCCACTAGTGATGAAGATGCTGACTGGCTGAAAATGATCCCAGGAGCTAGGGAGGGGGAGGATCGTGCTCATCGGGAGGCTTTGAAGCTCGAGAGGGCTAGACAGAAAAAGGCTAGAAAAGGGAAAATGAAATGAGCAAGATCTTTGACTTTCAAGTTAGGTATAACAAAGATCTAACTAAGTTCCAACATGTAGCTCGAGATCATATGATCAAAGCTACATACGAGGCTACTAATTTTCTCCACAGCGAGATCCCTGCATACCCTCCAGCCTCAGGCAAGCCCTATCCTTTCAAGTCAGCCAAGCAAGCCCTTTTCGTGAAGGCTAGTATAGCAGAGGGGAAAATGGAAGTGCCCTACCGCAGGACTGCTCAACTCGGGAGATCGATCACTAAGGAGGTTAGGGCTGCAGGGGCAGGGGATTTTCACTTGACTTATGTAGGAGTTATTGGCACGAAGATGGTGTATGCCCCTTGGGTTATCTCTCGGGATAAGGTTGATGGGATCCAAGGCAATCGTGGCCCTCAATCGCAATACCATTCAGGGCTCTGGTACACCCTGCAAGATCTCCTAGATCGAAACATGAAGAAAATATATGATATTTACAAAAAGGCTGTAGATGGAATGATCGTTGATTTTTTCAAATAGAATAGCCCTAAAATAGATCCTGACACTGGGAAAAGCCCACTTTCAACCTTATAATTCTAAGAGTGAGGTGATTCATGGAGTACAAAGTTACACCTAACCAGCCAGAGATCCTAGATGAGAGATCGGTCAAAGGTATTGCAGCTGTATTCGGCAATATCGATAGTGGCAATGACCGCATCCATATAGGAGCCTTCAAGAAGACATTGAAGGAAAATCAGAGACGACTGAAACACCTATGGCAGCACGATTATTTTGCCCCTCCAACGGCTGTCATCACTAACATTGAGGAGGTTCGCAAGGAGGGGCTCCCCAAGGATATTACAGAAGCTATCCCTGAAGTCACTGGGGGGCTTATGGTCACTCGCAAATACCTCGAGACACCTAGAGGGGATGAGATCCTCGAGGGTATCAAAAAGGGAGCGATCACTGAAATGTCTTTTGCATTCGATCCAGTGAAGTTCTCCTATGTGGAGGATAAGACAACTGGGGTTATGGTTCGTGAACTGAATGAATTACGGCTCTGGGAAACATCCGATGTAATTTGGGGGATGAATGCCCTCACCTTGGCATCCTCTAAGGCTCTCCATAGTGCAGTTCCTTATAAGGATACTGGAATTGCATCAGAGGGATCCTCTTGGTCATCCCCCTCCCTAGATGACTTCACTGATGCTGACTGGGGAGATCTTACTGATCAAGAAAAGAAAAGAATTGCTGCCCACTTTGCCTATGCTGAGCAGATGCCCCCCGAGAGCTTTGGGGATTTGAAGCTCCCGCATCATCAAGCTTCTAAGTCAGGCATTGGGCCAGCTATCTGGGCAGGTACAAAATCTGCCATGGGAGCTCTGATGGGGGCTACTAAAGGAGGGCTAGGGATCCCCTCTGATGCTAGGAGATCTGTGTATGATCATCTAGCCTCGCATTACAAACAGTTTGAAAAAGAAGCTCCCGAGTATAAGGCAGTGGATCTAATAGCTGCAGCCACGATATTCGATGTCCTCTCCTATAAGGAGGGGAGGGTTTTGTCCAGTAGGAACCTCGAGAAGCTAAAAGGAGCCCTACAGGTATTGTCAGATATTTTGCTGAGTGCTGAGCCAGCCGATGACGATGAAAAATCGTTATCACTACTCACCGAGCAATTGAACAAAAGAATTGCGATCATGGAACGTGATCCAGTTCACCTATTCTAAGGAAAATTGTAAGGAGGTAGAATGGACGCAAAAGTGAAAGAGCTCAAGCAATCCTATGCAAGCAAGATTGCTGAAGCAAAAACGATTATGGCGTCTGCAACGGCTCAGGCTCCCCTAACTCAGGAGCTCAGTGAAAAGGTGGATAAACTTCTAGGAGAAGCCGATGTGATCAAAGTTCAGATCAGTCAGGCTGAAAAAATCTCCGATGGAGAAGCCTATTCAGGAGATCCCGCAGACACCAAAGCTGCCCATCTTGGGTGGCGTCAATCTGGGCCAAACGAGGGTATGCCTGCTGCGGATCCTCTCGCATGGCGCAAGGTTGATGTTGATCTCCCTACAGGGAGAAAAGTTCAGGTTCGTTTTCTCGTGCCCTTGGCGGTTCAGTCGAAAGGCTACCCAGGAGCCTTTGAAGGCTATATGCGCAAAGGCATGGAGCAGCTTGGCCCACTTGACCGCAAGACGATCACTGAGGGCATCGATAGCTCTGGGGGCTTCTTTGTCCCAGAGGACTATCAGACAGAGCTCATTCGCAAAACTGCCACCAGTGCAATGGTCAGAGCTCTAGCCCGAGTTATGTCCACCAGCCGTGATGCGATGAAGTGGCCTCGCATTGTTTACACGACTGATGACAAATATACCTCAGGCGTGCGCTTGACCTGGACTGGAGAGGTGCCCTCGAGCTCCACTGTCCATCGGGTAACTGAGCCAGTCTCAGGTCTGATCACCATCCCTGTCCATACGGCTATGGCATCGATGCCTCTGAGCAACGATGTCCTAGAGGACAGTGCCTTTGACCTGATGGGGATCTCCTCAGATCTCTTGGGTGAAGCCTTTGCCCTAGGGGAGGATGATGTCTTCATCAATGGAAATGGCGTTGCCAAACCGATGGGTCTGGTCACCCGCATCGATGTAGGAGAAACTGGGGAGAAAATCCCCACCGTTGTCTCGGGCTCCGCTACAACCCTCTTGGCCGATGGGTTGATCGATCTGTTCTTTGGGCTCCCCTCTCAATACCGCAGAAATGCACGGATGCTCCTGAACTCAGGCACAGCGAAAGTTGCCCGCAAGCTGAAAGATGGCAACTCTCGTTATATCTGGGACAGCATGCAGAATGCATCGAATGGAGGGCTCTCCTCCCCAGGTGATCAGGACAGCATGCTTGGCAAGCCTGTAGTGTACGATGAATTTATGCCTGACATCGCTGGGAATGACTACCCCATCCTCTTTGGTGACTTCTCGGGCTACTTCATCGTGGATCGCATCGGGCTCTCCCTGCAGAGATTGTCAGAGATCTATGCTGAGACCAATATCACCGTTATTCTTGGGCGCAAGCGTGTCGGTGGTGAGGTTGCTCAGCCGTGGCGGTTCA